CAAAGTTTCTTCGCTTCACGCACCGCATGCAAATATCTTTCGTGGAAGAAGATGTCTGTTCCTTCACCGCGACAAGTTCCGTATTGTTGCCAATCTGGTCGGAGTAATTCGAAGACGTTCTTCGACTCCGACCAGACGTCAATGATTCTGTTTTCGCTCATCAGTTAATTTGGCGTATCCATTTAGATACTTTGATCATCACCGCAAAGTTGATTGCCGCATAGATTGCGATCTGTGTCGTTGATGCCGGTGATTCTTCTGGCAGTCGTGGCATGCAAAGAAGCATGACCCAACCCGCCAAGATGAACGCCAATGTGAACTTGATTTTTTCTTTGTTACTCATTTGTCCTCCTAGTTGATACTTCGCCTGTATCAGTTATAGGACATTAGGGCATGGATGTGGTGGATACCTTGCAGACCGTCCAGTTGCAAGGGTTCCACGGCTCGAAGCCTGAGATGCGGTACAGAACCAGTCCAGCCTGAAGATTCGTGTAGGCGTCAAGTAGTGGTGCTTGGGTGCAGATGTTTAGTTCACGGCAGACCGCAGCCCACTTGTTCCTTTTCATGTCGTAGTTGACGCCGTTGATCTGTAGAAGCCCTGTGTCGGATCGGTGATTCCATTCGGACACACCTGTGATGTTGCAGTCTTTGTCAACCTTGTCTCCACCGCGACGGTTCGGACATCCACCCGATTCGCGTAATATCAGTTCGCTTAATTTGGGTATGGCATGGTCTGGCCATCCTGCCTGCTTGGCGAGGGACGGAAGCCAGGAGACATCGCCGTGACGGAACTTGATCGGCTTGGGTAGGTCAAGCCTGTCAGGTTGCCAGAGTGGCTGTAATGCTTCGACATCGCTTCTGGTGACGTCTGGTGCGTATGCAGCGTGGGCTATGCCGAGGCTCATGGTGAGTGTGGCGACTGTTGCCATGATTGCGGAGAGTATGCGCATCGTGGTCCTTTCGTAAGTGCAGGGATAACGCAACCAGAAGGAGGTGACTGGTTGCGGTGCCACATCAACCCTAGTGGGGAGCGCACCTGCCAACCTTAGCCGATGGGCTTGGATTAACGCTATATCTAGCGGTCTGGAGTATTTATTTCTAGATCCATCAACACTTTGATGCTGACAACCATCTTCACAGGAATGTGCAGAACATGGTCAATGGCGTCTTCGTTGCGTGATTGGTAGACGGTGACGTGGTCAGGTTTGCCTCCGTCAGTTGTGGAGAGTAGGAAGCCGACTGTGTTGACGACTGCTGGTTCGGTGTCGAGACTGGTGATTGGTATCCATGATTCGGATCCGCTGTGCGCGTCATGCCAGATGACAAGTACGGCGGTCACTTCTTCTTGCGTGTCGCAACCTGCTTGACCTTCGGGTCTTTGCGTGGCTCCTTGGTTGATGTGTTGACATGCCAGTCAAGATGGCTGGTGAGTTTCGCAGATGTTTTGCCGACCATGTCGATCACGGTGTCGAGTCTCTTCTGGACGATGGCGTGGTCGGTTCGGTTTTCGTTGGCGAGGTTGCGCATTTGGATGATGGCAACAGCGATTCCGCCGAGTGCTGCAACTACTGCGGCGAAGACGACTGCGAGTCCAGCGTCCATGTCACACGACCTTCTTGCGGTCAAGCCATGCTTGAACAGCTGGTGGGACGTTGTCACCGGCTGTGTAGCGAAGATGCCATGGTTCTTCTGGTACGACTTCCCACGAGAAGCCGAAGTCAAGTGCGTTTTTCAGCATCCAGTCGAAGCGTGGACCTGACGCCGACCAGATGTCAACTGCGATGCCAAGGTTGTGTTGGGATGTGCCTGGTGCTGCGAGCGATGCCATGGTCGGCGACTTCTTGTACCACTTCACACCTTCCCAAGTTCGTGTTGATGCGCCTTCGAGCGGTGACTTCTGATATCGCTGCAAGAAGATTGTTGTCTGGAATGCAAGTGAACGATATGTGTCGCCTTCGGATACGGGTTTGAATGGTTTGATTCCGTCTGCGAATGCTTTGTCGCGCATCGCATGATATGCGTCGGCTGCTCGCCAGTGAAGTTTGCCGTATGGTTGGACATCGCGCAACAGATGCGCAGGCACCTCACCAGGCTTGACGCCTTTGAGATCTGCCGGCAAAGTGACCTTGACTATCGGCCAGTTCTTTGCGTTCACTTCTTCTTCTTGCCGTTGCTTGTTCCGAATGCTTCTTTGATCTCGTCTGCTGTTAGCGCACCGTCAACCGATGCGGCTGCGAGCTTCTGCACAACTGCGATGACCGACATCGCTCCAGCCATGATCGCCGACTTGGCAACCGACACACCGATGACTGCGCCTGTGGTGATTGCTGGGAGTGCTGTCGAGAGGAACAAACTAAACAGTCTTTGTCCGAGGTCAAAGAATCTTGCAGCAGTTGCGTTCGGTTTAATCTTCATGTCCTGATCCATCTTCTTCTCCTTTGGTCAATACTCCTGCCAAGTGTAGTGCGAGGGACAGGAACGTGAATATCAATGCCCAGTTCTGTACGGTTCCAGACAGCGTCATGATGGTGATCGCGGATGCGCCCAGCGTGAAGCCGAGCGCAAACAGTTCATCTCTAAGTTTGGCAAACACTAGGTGTTCCTTCTGCGCAGGCTCGCTCCTACCGCCACAAGTGTATTTGATACGGCGACCAAAGTTCTACGCTCGCCAACAGGTATGGTCTGGCCGACCATTTGGAACGAATCAAAAAGCCCTGAGAACACATCAATGGTTTCTTGGAACGCCTTCTTCACTTTTGTTGGTGCTTCGTTCAGGACTTCAACGAGTTCGTCGGCTTGTTCGGTTGTGAGTTCTTCCACGATGATCTCTTCAAAGATCGCTTCGGCTTGGTCTTGAGTTACCGCATCCAACACTTCAGGAGCTGACGCGATGCTGACCGCTTGGTCGGATGTGATTGTGGTGGTCAAGATCTGCTCGATCGCTGCAACAATCTGTGCCGGTGCCGCATCAGCCAACACTTCAAGAATCTGCTCAACCTTCTCATCGGTGATCGGCTCATCTTCAACGATGTCAAGTGTCTCTACGAACTCATCTAGTTCTTCTTCGGTGAACACCTCAGACTCAATGTCAGGTAGCGTTGTGGTCGATGAACTCTCTACTTCTGGTGGCAATGTTTCTTGGGTATCTGGTTCTTGCAACGGCTGTGATGTTGGCGTACTTGTTTCGGCGGGCAGAGTTGGAACGGATTCAGGAACAGTCGGATCAGGCTCGGGAGGAACGGTTGTAGATGTCGTTTCTTCGATTGTGGATTCGGGTTCAGGCACAGAAGTTGTGGTCGTGGTATCGGGAACTTGTACGACCACGACAGTAGTTGTGGTCTGAGGAGGCGTATATGGTGCAGAAGTTGTGGTCGTTGTTTGAACTGGGATGGTCGTCGTTGACGTTGTTGTTGTCGTTTGCGTGGTTGTTGGTGCAAGAGTTGTCGAAGTCGTTGTGGTCGTTTCTGGTGGAAGGGTTGATGTAGATGAACTGGTTGTTGTCTCAGGCAAAGTTGTGGTTGAAGTGGAGGTGGTTGTAGATGAGAATGTGGTTGTTGAAGATGTTGTTGAAGTTGTCTGCGAGACTGCGTTAGTAGTGAACGCGGAGTCTGGCACGATCTGCCAGTCACCGTCATCAATCTTCCAAGCGAGCATCACACAAGTACCACCGCCGTTCTCGTACATCCACAATTCGAGTGGCTGACTACCTGACTCAATGTCAAGATTGCCTGACATAGTCCATGTGCAGCCTTGGTCATACCAAACACCGAACATCTCATCACCGATAGTTATCTCACCGCCGTCATCTGACGCAAGCATGAACTCAATCGTGTTGTGAACTGGGATCGTGATGTAGCCGGTCATGTGAACCATGAACAGGTCGCCTGTGCAATCTTCGTACGGTTCACCGTCATAGGAACGGTTGATGTTGTTCTCAACTTCAGAACCGCAGACAGGATATTCGTCAGTCGACTGGACTGGTGGGATCTCGTCAATCGTGTAGTAGGTCGTATTCAATCCAGGTATCGGTTCGGCTCGAACCGTAGTCGGCCAGATCGAGAACAGGATTGCTGGTAGCGGAATCAGCCACCTTGTCAGCGACCTGCCCACATTACTGTTCTATGAACTCTGTGCCGTTCCAAGTGTCGCCGATGCCTGCGAACTTGCCACGAGATGCACCTTCAACTTCGTTGTTGTTGTAAGAAGTTTGGACCCACAGACCATCAAGACCGATAGATGCGATGAACTCTTGGCCGTCTACTTCGGTTGGTGCGTCATCGTTGCTGATGACAATTACTTCAACAACTTTTGTGTCCTCTATTTTTGCAAAGTGTGCCATTATGCGATCACCAATGTTCCTGTTGCCGTGTATTGAAGGTAAGAGTATGCGCCGCTTGTGCCTGTTGTCGGTGAACCTGTTGTTGTAATTGTTAAACCTGTTGCGTCTGCTGTCAGATATCGGATAACAACTTCGCCCGACCCGCCGTTTCCGCCATTTTCGCCGTCGCCGCCACCGCCACCTCCGCCACCACGATTAGCAGTTGCGTTTGACCCTGCTGCGTTTCCGCCACCGTTTCCTGCGTTTGTACCAGCCGTGCCGCCTACTGTTGTGCCACCGCCACCACCGCCACCCGAATACGAAATGCTTGAACCTGTATAACTGTTTGCTGTTGCTGTGCCGCCTGCACCGCCTGTTGTGCCTGACCCGTTACCGCCAACACTTGCAGACCCACCGCCACCACCACCGTTAGCACTAGCCGAACTTGTGCCACCTGCAAAACCTTCACCCGATATACCCGAACCTGCGCCACCACCTGCGGTTGCACCGCCACCTGACGCACCGTTTTGCGCTGGGTCTACTCTACTAGCACCGCAACCGCCACCGTTAGCAGTATTTATAAACCCTGACGCAAAACCGCTTTGACCTTGACCGTCATCAGTTGTTGCACCTGCGCCACCTGCACCAATTTTTACAACATAAGTGGTCTTGCCAAGAATTGACGAACCAGTTACAAAACCGCCAGCACCACCGCCACCAGCAGAAAAACCGCCTCCTGGGCTTGCACTTCGAGAACCGCCACCGCCTCCGCCTGACAACATGAAATCCACAGCCAAAACTTGAGAACCAACATTTACCCATGCTGATCCGTTGAATACTTGCAAACCTGTAGCAGTCGAATACGCAACCATTCCTGTTGACGGTGATGGGACTGCGGATGATCGTGCTGCTGTGCCGGCATAAACCTGCACGGCCTGATCCATCAAGTACGTCTGTACGTTGGTCGAAGTGAGGACTTCTCCCGATTGAAATGTACGATATCCTGCGCCAGCCATGTCTATACATTAACCCATGTTGAGCCGTTAAAAACTTGCAAACCTGTAGCAGTCGAATACGCAACCATTCCCGCTGATGGTGATGGGATTGCTGATGATCGTGCTGCGGTGCCTGCATATACCTGAACCATCTGATCCATCAAGTAGGTCATGACATTATTCGAAGTCAGGACTTCTCCAGATGCGAATGTTCGATATCCAGCTCCAGCCATAATGCTCCTATGTTAGTGCGTAAGTTGTGTCATCAAGTTCGGATGTGTCGAGCAAGAACGGAAGGACGATCTGTGCTTGTCCTAGCCCGAATCTTATCCGATGATCGGTGGGTGTGATGTCGTGGGTGACGGACTCGATGAACACGGTGTCGGTGCGCGACAGTGGCAGACCTGCCGTGTAGGTCTTCGTGACCGAGACTACGTCACCGACATCTAATGCCAACACGGTCGCGAACAAGGCCGTCCCGCAAGCATTCAGACTCGTTGAGATCTGATCGAATCGGATCTTGGGTTCTTTGTATTTGTCAACAATGTTCTGTGCCAACGTCGCACCAGCAGCCAAAGTATTCAACGGCACATTCGAGAACGACAACGTCTGCACACCGTATTGAGTTTGACTTGTTGCATCAGATGCGACCTGTGCTGCGGTGCCACCATCAACGTCTATCTGCACACGGTTGAACAAAGTTTCCTGACCATACGCAACACCGATGTCAAGCAACGGAATCTGGTTGACTGCTGTGCCACCGAACCCTGCGATAGCGGTAGAGAACGTGAAGTCCACACGCTGATCAAACACAATTTCGTTGCGACGATTCGCAAAGAGTCGGCCATCCTCAGCGATTGCGACAGCCTGCAACGCTGACAAAGTGTTCGCGTTCGCGGCGTAGGCGACGGTGCCACATGTTGCGAGTCCTGTCTCGATGCTTCGTAACGCTGTCGAGTAGTTGACTTCTGGTCGGTTCAAAATTGTGGACACACGCGCAGATGTAAGTTCTGATGACGGGTCAAACGCGGCGAGACTTGTGCGACTCAACTCATACAGTCCGTCCGCTGCTGTGATAGACGCAAACGACAAGTCGGGCATTTGGTAGGTGATATCTAGGTCGGTGATTGCTCCGACGAACAGTTCGGCTGTGCCGGCAAGAACTTTGATGGCGCGTCTCGGTGCGAGATCAAAGTTGCCTTCATACCAGGTTGATGCGGTGTTCGCTGGGTCGAAGAGTCTGCCTGATGCGCGATCGTCAGCAAGGATGCGACAAGTACCAGGATTGAATTGCTCAACTTGTGAACCTCGGCCACGTTGAATTGCTACAGACAACACATATTCGGTTGCGTCCACGAAGTCGGTTGAGCCGTCAAGTGTGTCGGTGCCGTCAAGAAGTGATGTGTCGAGTGTGAATGCGTCAGCGACCGCACCGACATCTAACAGAACCGAATAGGGTTGACCCCACTTCAAAGTCTTCGGCATGGCTACCTTCGAACTAGAGACGCAATAGCATCACGATTGATGTTCGTATATGTTTGCAACACTTCAACGATCTGACGCCCAGCCTCAACACCGTTCGTCCCGATACCTGTATTGATCACAATGTTCGCACCCGTACCACCACGAATATCTGATGGCACCGTTGATGAAGTTGGTGTTGGAATGCCAGTAGGCAACGAAGGAATAGTCAAACCACTCCGACCAGTGTTTTTCGCCGCATCACCAGCAGCCTTAATCGCTTCGGCAAGACGTTCATATGCTTCAGTCTCAGCGTCAACAGCACCAGTCAATCTCTCCGATGCAGCCGTTTGACGCTCTTTCGCATCATTGACTTCTTTCAAAAGATCGTTGTAAAGATCAGAGCCTTCGACTGCACCGTTCACAGCCTGGTTCAGAATTGACTGTGCTTCAGCCAAACCGTTCGTGGCCTCTTCCTGCGCGTCAGTTGCGTCCTTGACAGAGATCTTCGCTTCAGCCAAATCAATCTCAGCCTGACGAATAGCCTGCGCACTTGAAGTTGGATCGGCTCGAAGTTCGGCAAGTTTCAGTTCCGCGTCACGAACCGCAAACACGGATTGCTCTACTCGATACCCAGCCGTCTCAACATTGCGTTGGGCTTTGCTCAATTCTTTCTGTGCTGCTTTAGCCTCAGCCGAATCCGCACCATAGCCTGCGACCGCTTTGTTGAATCGATCTTGTGCTGCGGTCAGATCCGTGTTAGCGGAGTTCAAAGACTTCTGAGCATCAGCCGTGGCCTTCTGCGAACGGGTATAAGACTTTGAAGCAACCTCGGATTGTTTCAACGCATCTGTGTACTTCTTCATCTTCTCGGCAGCAGTTTCAACAACCTTTGAAGCACCACCAGTTGCGGTGTTAAATTTTCCGTACGTCACATTTGTGACGCCAAGCGAGAACGCCAACTCTGTCAACCGATCGGTCTGAGTCGCCAACTGTTTGGCGATTGGAACTTTAAGAATCTCGCGACATGCACCAGCGATATCCAAATACTTTTTGCCGATCTGTTCGGCGATAGGGATCGCCCGATATTGCTGTTGAGTGATCTCTTCGGTACGTTTCTTGACATTCATCATCGGGATATCTAGAGGCAGGATGATGTTGAGCAAACTGTTGAATCCGTTGACAACCTTCTTTAATGCGATGTAGGCGTCCTCAAATCTGCCGCTCAATACGATGAACGCAGTAGCCAATGCTGCGATTCCGAGAATGTAAAGTCCAAGCGGATTGGCGGTCATCAAGAAGTTCAAGATCGCTTGGGCTGCCGCAACCGCAGCGATTCGAAGCGGAAGAAGTTTCAGATAGGTGGCATACAGAAGAACGGCACCAGCGACAGCGGTGAACGTGATGACAAGCCCAGCGAACAATGTTGAATGATTCTGGGCGAATGTAGCCAACGCCTGAAACAACGGAAGAACCGCAGCCAACGCCGGCACTAATGCTGCACCGATGCTTTCACTGAGTTCGGCCATCTGTACTTTGAGGATCTGCATCTGTCCTGCGGCTGTGCCTGCGGCGGCTTGAGTTGCGCCACCAAATGTCGTATTCAACTCACTGAAGATCTGGTCAAGACTTTGACCTTCTTTGATGTTGTCGGCCAACGCAGGCGACAAGGCCTTCAATGCTTTGAAGTTATCGTTGTAACTTTTTGACAGAGCATCGGCTACTTGAGCTAGTGGTACAGATGTGCTTATTGCAATATCTTGTGCAAGACCAAGGTCTTTTTGTGCGCGAGCCAAACTGCCTGAACCGAGCGCGAGTGTCGCCAGAGCCGGACGAAGCTCAGAATCCGCTACACCGGACGCGAGACTCATCTGGGTTATCAGACGCTCCGTCTCAGCGATCTGTTCGGTTGTTGCACCTGTGGTGTTCTTTAAGGCTTGAGCAAGTTTGACTTGTTCTTGTTGGTCTTGGATTGCGGCGTTGACCGAACTGGTTAAGAGTGCGACACCAGATGCGAAGCCTGCGGCGGCTGCAATCGTTACTTGTTTGAATATGTCTTGCGTTGCTTTGGATTGTGCAGCCAATCCGCCTGTTGTCTTCTCACCTTCGGCTTGCAGTTTTTTGAACGCAGCAACAGCACTACCTGCATCACCGAGTATTTTTACAACGAAAGTGCGTTCACCTGCCATGGTGACGCAATTCTACTCAGTTTATGCCTGCTCGTTTCTTGAAGTCAGCCCATTCAATCTGAATGCTTTTATGTATCTGACCTTGAGTCATGCCGTCATATTTTGACAAGTCAACTGGTGCATCCCACCAACGCGGATCTGCGACATGGCGATTCTTCTTTGTGCTGGTGCGTTGCACAGTCGAGCGAATGTTCGGTGTGTTGAATCGTCGTGTCGGTGCAGCGATGTCTGTGATCGTTGGATCAAGGAACCGCCAACCTGAATGATGTGTGTGGAACTGCTGACCTGCTTCGTGCTGTGGCAGATAGAAGATACGGGCAGGGTCTTTAGTTGCTGGGTCGCCTTTGAGACGAAGACGCTCATGTGTCTCGTACCAAACTTCTTCCCAGTTCTGTACCGGCACAGCCTGCTCAAACGGGATGACAACGTGCCAGTGTGGATTGTCTTCACGATGCGACCAGGTTGTGTACGCGAAGTGTATATACGATCCGAGATCTGCCTGCTCGAATGCTTCACCGTCAAGGTCGGCAACCAACGCCCAGATGTGCGACACGTTCGCATTGCCACGAGTTGTGTATTCGCGATAGGTGACTGGCGAATATAACTTGCCGTCAGACTTCTGTTCACGTTCTTGATGGTTGCCGAGGATTGTGGCGAACTCCATCCAAGATGATGCGATGGTCTTTGGGTAGATGGACTTGACTGACGGGAACCCGACGACTTCAAACATTGTGCAGAACCTCCGACTATCAGGATAGCGAATCCTCAGCGGATTGCAAGTATCAGCCAATGCCTAGTTTCTTGACAATTCTCTCAATGGCATCTAGATATCTTTGGGCAATCAAGTTCTTTTTCTTGCGGACGGTAGGCCAGAAGAAGTACCCAGACTGACCACGATGCCTCAAGAATTGTTTGGTAGTTGGTTTGGCACCACCACCAAACTCGGCACCGAAGAACACATCACCCATCGTTACCTTGCGGGTCAGACCTGGACCTTGCACCAATCCGCGCTTCCGATTAGATCTGCTTTTAGATTTGAATAACATATTTGGTTTCAAACGAATTGAAGGAACGCGATCTTTTCTGACCTGCATACCTCGCATGACTTCTAATGCTTGACGAGATCGACTGACACTACCTGCTTCAACTTTGGCAGCTTTCAACAAGTCTTCTGCCAAACTTGTTGAGACATTGCGAATGTTCTCATTGAATAAGTCACTTGCCTTTGAGAAGTTACGCAGCATCTCATATAAGCCTTCAACTTCGACTGTCAGTGCAACTCCACCGGCACGACCAACTGTCGAACCTAAGTCACCTGGCTGGTTTGGGAACGCTGACTTGAGATTCCTTGGTACTGGGAACGCCATCAATTTTTCCTTTGCGGTGGATTTGATTTGATGTTCTTCCAGCGCAGATAGCCGACCATCGTGTACAGCATTCTAGGTGACTCTTGCAGAAGTACAGATGGAGCGATGTGAGTCTCGCAGGACAAATACGCGATCAGCCAGTGGGCTGAGGATTCTCCAAAGGGACGATCTGCGAATCATCGCTTGCGACCTCCAACATCTCAACTGTTTCAGTCCATTCTTCAAACGTGACTTTGACTAGGTTGCGACGCTTCAATGAATGCCAACACAACCATGCGAGGTCGGTCAGTTTGACATCGCTTTGCATGCTTGTGATCGGACGATTCTTTTCACTTTCAAACGCAATGAAGTCTGCGAAGTGTGCGGTGACTTTTTCTTTGACGCCTGTATTGAGCGTCACTTCCATTGCAAGTTTCATTCTTACCTCCTGATTGTTTTATTAAGAACTATGCGGTTGCTTTTGTGATCGTTCCGCTAATTGGCCAGGTTACGTCCGCTGTGTTTAGCTCGCCCACCGCGCCATTTACGGGCGAAAATTCTGTACAAAGTACTGAGAATGTATAGTGGGGTGAAGCGGTTCCTGCTGCGGCTGTGCCTGCTGGTTTCACAACCATCGTGACAGCGGTCGAACCGATCAATGGCATAATGAGTCCGTCGATGGCGTTGTAGTCATTGTGCAACGAGAGTGTCACCGAGTTGTCAATCAATCCTGAGACGCGAGTTACTGCACCACCTGAACCGAAGTTTGTTGTTGGTACTTCGGCAGCCGAAGTTGACAGAGTTACTGCTGCA